GGGGATGAGTCGCTAATGGGTAGATTTGCATCAGCCAAAGCAAACAGTACGGATTCAACCATACTTCAGCGTATGCTTAATTATCTTATTGACTTGCTCGATAAGGAATATTCTATTACTACTACTATTGGTGGCAAGGAAATAAAGATTACCATAAACGGTACTATTGGGCTTGAAATTACTGTTGATGGTGTTAAGCAGTTTGGTGTTGCTACAAGTGGATATGTATATGCTACTCGTATCGGTACACCTACTAATGAAAAAGTATATGCTATTCTTGGTGAAACAGTAGACGGTTTTGGTATTGAGTTGTGGAATGAAGATCGTTCTGCAACTGATCCGTGGCTTGCAATTAGAGAAACAGTTGCAGGTGGTACTGAATTTTATGACTTGAATAATAAACTTAGATTCAAGATTGGCGATACCGGATACTCATATATTGCTGATGAAGATGGATATGTCAGATATGCGAATTATACCGATGGTAAAACTGAAATATATTCGGGTGGGCCGGGTCAGAATAAACTTGGCGTAGATGGAACTGGTGTATATAAAGAACCTGCCGGTGGCCCTAAAACTTATATATAAGGAGTACATAAAATGGCAATAGCTTCGCAAGATACTGTAACGACACAGACAGGAGCAAAGACTGCAACAACTACTGCACCGACTGTATTGAAAGTTGGTTCTCGCGGTGGTGATGTTAAGCTATTGCAAACATGGCTTAATCAATTAGGATACAACGCAGGAAAAGAAGACGGCATATTTGGTTCTGGAACAGCTACTGCATTAAAAGCGTTTCAGACTGCAAGTGGATTGAAAGCCGATGCACTATATGGAACACAGTCTTCCGAAGCAATTCAAAAGGCAATCCTTGCACAAAAAGCACAGAATCAACCGGATTATTATGCCGTAACGGGCGCAACTACCCCTGCTCCTACTGCTCCTGTTGTTGATAAGTCTGCGCAAATAATGCAAGCAGAAACATCGGAACCGCCATCTGGACAGCAACTTGGCGCACAGGCACAGCAGGCAGTCCAACAGCAACCTGATTTTTATGCCGTTACTGGTAATGTTGCTCACGGTGGAGCAGGAGGTGCTGAATTTACGCCACCTGCTACTACGTTTGCTGATTTCAGACAAGCAGACCAAGAACAAATGGTTTCTACTGCAACTATGACAGATATGAAACTTGCGGAAGAAGCACAAGCACAAAAAGCCGCACAGGAATCATTGGGTATTGCTGGTGTTTCTCCAACTGGAACAGTATCATCTGGTGGGTCAAATACTACAGGAACCGTAACTCCTGCCGTGCAGGAACCGCCTGTCGAACAAGGTGTTCCGATTAAGCCACCTACGTTCGTTTCTGGCGGTGGTGGTATGAAAGCCACTACTGCGCCAACAACAACAGTTGGTCAAACACCTCCGAGTGAAGAAACAACGACAGATGAATCTGCACAAACTCTTGCGAATGCGTCTGCCTATCAGGAAATGTCCAACGATTTATTTGAACGACTTAATACTATGCAATCAGAGTGGGGTCCAGAAACCGACCCTGATTATCAGCGTGATGCCGTATCATTGGAGAATCAAGTTGCACAAATGATGGTTGCTCGTGGCGGTTTGTATTCTTCCGTTGCTCGTGCGGCTTTACAAGCAAGCCTTGTTTCGTTACAATCTAATTATAGAAAACAGGCTTATGATAGATTTATACAGGAACGAAATTTTGTGTTTCAGCAGTTGCAGTTTGTGTCACAAAGAATTGATGCTGAATTTGAAAAAGCAATGTCACAAAAAAACTATGAACTTGCTGTTCAAAAAGAACAATTTAATCAACAGATGGCTATTGCACAGTTTAATGCAGACCAAGCATATAGGCAACAACAATTATCCATATCTCGTGCAAATGCAGAAAATGCTCGTAGACAGGCAAATTATCAGCAACAATTGGCAGAAGCGGCTATGAATCAACAAAATCAGTATAATTATTATGAAAATATGCGTTCAAACGCAACAGGACAAACAGCACAATATGAAAAGTATATGAAAGAATGGCAAAATACCGGTACACTTTCAACAGAAGCCGCAACATTCCTTGGCATAAGTTCTGCTGATCTTGGTTCATGGTCAAGCGCTGTACAAGGATTTGCCAATAAACGCAGAGAAATTGATAACATGAATACTACAGCGTTAGATGGGCTTCGTTCATTGGGTGATGCAGAAGTAACTCTTGGAACATATAATGATTTTTATGAACAAAATACTGCGCCTAAATCATCTAAGAAAACTATAACTTATACTGATGAACAAGGCAGAACGGTTACTGAAACTGTTGAATATTAAGAGGTAATCATGGCGATTAAGAAGTTTGATTCACAGCAATGGCTTGCAGAACATGGATATGAATCTTCATATAGTGGGAGTAGTTCAAAGGCTACTTCCACTACTTCTACTGGACTGAAAATATTTGATTCAAATCAATGGTTGTCGGATCATGGTTATGTGAAACCAACGTTTACAGATTATTCATATGCACCTAAAATTGATTATCTGCAAGAATTGCAAAATAATGAGAATGAAATTCAAACATTAAAAACTGGATTTGGTTATGAAATTCCAGATACAACTGATGGGCTTGGATTTTGGGAGGGAGTAAAATCCATTGGTCAATATATTCAAGGTAAATGGAATACTGGTTTTGGTGCTGTTATTGGCGCACTTGGAGAAGCACCTGATATGGCATCAAAGGCATTTAATAATCTTTATGGTACTGCTGTTGTTAATCCTATTCGGAAAGTGCTTGGACTTGAAGCAATAAATACAAATATTTCAACAAGAGAATTGCTTCGTAATGCATCAACAGAAGCATTGGGATATTTAGGATTAAAACCAGTTGAAATAAATACAGAAAACATTCAAAACAAAGCTGTTAAACAGTTTCTTGATGATGCACAAAGTGGTAAGAATCCGTTTGCGGAACATTATTATCGTTTGTCGCAACAGTATAATGATTATTCTGCACCGATTTTGACCGAACTTGAAAAGGTTAAAACTGGTTGGGGAAAGGTTACAAGTGCAACTGCTAAATATGGTGGTATGATTGCCGAATCACAACCACAAAGTTTGTTGTATGCTATTCCACAAGCCGGTGCTATTCTTGGTACAACCTCAACTTATTCTCGAAACTTACGTGAATCCTATCAGCGTGAAGATTTAACCGGATTGCAACAAACCACAATGGGTATGGAGCTTGCGGCTGTTGACGCATATTCAGAACTTGTATTTGGTCTATTCGGTGAAGCCGCCGCATTGTTCAAAGGCGCAACGGCGTCTGCTATTGAAGGCGCCGTTAAACCGACCGTTGGTAAGTTGATTGCATCTGTATTTTTGACTGGCGCAGAAGAATCATTGGAAGAAATGATTGCCTATCCTTTTCAAAAGTATGTTGAATGGCGATATTCAAATGGTGGAAAACCAGTTGAACAATATTCGTCATACTTAAACGCAAAAGAATTTGGTGAATCTGCACTTGTTGGTTTCTTATCTGGTGCGTTGTTTGCCGGTGGACAAATTGCTATTGATAAAGTTAATCAAAATATTACCAAACCAATTGTTGACCTTGGTGCCGATCTTGCGTCAACTCCTGTTGATGAATTATCAAAACCAGAAAATATTGCCAAAGTAGAATCATATGTTAATGCCGTTGCTGATGCACAAATAAATAATCCAGAAATATTTACTGTTAAGTCTGAATTTGAAATGCCCTCTGTCACGCCTGATACAATTGGTACACAACCAATTGCACAGCCTGTTGTTGAAACAGATAATGTTGGTATTCATTTTGGCGACTTAGGCAAAGCAGAACCAATGTCACAAATGCTTGGAGGTTCAAGAGGAACTGGGCATTTTGGTACTGGAACATATTTTATTAGCGGTAAAAATGAATCTTATCAAAGAATGTTAAAAACTCAATATGGGCAAAGACCAAAACAAACCGTCTCATTTGATAATTATAATTTGTTCAAACCACAAAATTATAATGATGGAATTAAATTTCATGATTCATTGAAATTTATTAATAATAAGTTATTTTATAATTTTGATTTAATTTCAAATGAAAATATTGAAACCGAGCAGTCAATAAGTAATTCTCTTTACGAATGGGAAGAAACTATTACAGATGATAATAAACTTGGCGATGAACAAAAATTAAATGAACTTGAAAATAAATTAAATGGATTAGTTTATAAAGATGATTTGGAATTTGCTCGAAAAGCAGATGTTCCGTGGAGAAACTATGAAGATTTAGCAAAACAATCATATAAAAAACTTAATAGAATTGATTCTTATAAAGAACAATATAAAGAAACAATTTTACCAACGTTATCGAAACAACTTAATATTGATGAAAATAGATTAAATTCTATTTTGTCAAAACTTATTGTTTCAAATCGTGATGTTACTGAAGATTATCAAAAAGCTAAAACGACTGATAGTATTAGTACAATGTTAATGAAAGAATTGGGTTATGAAGGCGTTGATGTTCGTCATATTGAACGTCTTGATAATGAGGAATTTGGTAGTGTTATTTATGATTTGAAAAAACAAACTGCACAAAAGCCAATTAAAACAACTCCACAAATTGCAGAACAACTTGAACAGATGGCAGAAAAAGAACCGTCTGGTAATGTTAATTCATTTATTCCAGAATCTGTTCGTTCTATTCTTTCTGATGTTCAAGCATCCATAACAACTGATACAAAATATACTGGCGTATTTGATGAAGATGTTAAAAAACGTATTGACGAGTCTATGGTTATTTCACATCCAAAGTCAATCAATGAAAGACTTACACAACTTAAATCATTTTTAACTTCCTCGTTTTTACGTGGCTCTGTTGACTTGCCATTTAAGTTTGGCGAATTGCGTCAATTGATTCGTCAATATCGGCAAGCAAATGCGGCGGCTGATACGCAAGTTGAAAATTTTATTTTAAGAACTTATGAACCAATCGGTAAAAACAATTTCACGGTTATGCGTGATAGTGTTTTGTTTCTCGATTTGGCAGAAGACATTGCTAATGGATTATATGATGATGGAAAACCATTGCCATTTGGAATAAAAAATAAATCTGATGCACTTAAAATGAGTCTTGATGTTATTGAGAAAGTAAAAACAAATCCAATTATCCAAGATGCAATCAATAGGCGCAGACAAATCATGAACACAATGCGTGACCAATTGGTTAATACCGCTAAAACAATTGGATATGATTTGTCCTATTTGCAGAATCGTTCTGAATATATGCACCATGCTATTCTTGAATATATTGATGAACAGTCAAAAGAAAAACATAAACGCACAGGAAAACCAAGTGGATATAAAGAACGTTATGGAAGTTATAAGGATTATGTAAGTGATCCTGCTCTTTCCGATTATCTTGTCATGCGTAAAATGCTTAAAGACATGATGCGCTTTAATATTTATAATGAATTAAAAACAATGGATATTAAGGATTTAACTCCCGTTGACGCTGACGGAGCATATATTATTCCAGATGGGTATGCGGAATTTGATCGACATTTAATGGGTCTTAATTATATTGATTCAATTACTGCTGATGCTGAATTTGTACCAGAATTTATTGCATCTGTAAAAGAACAACTTGGAATTGAGTCTGATGAAATTGTTGAAAAAATTCGTCAGCAAACAGTTAAAATGAGAAACAATCAGGTTCTCATTATTCCAGTTGAAGTTAAAAATGCAATCGTTAAAGAGTTTGAATTAAAAACGTCTGATGCTTATCCAAACTTTCAAAAGAAACTTACACAAGTTTGGAAGCGTTGGCAACTTGAATCTCCAAGAAGATTCATTAAATATAACGTAAAAAACTTTGCCGGCGATACAGACGCAATGTTGATGATTTATCCGCAGTCTGTTAAAAAGATTGCACGTTCTTTCAAGGAACTAAATGACTTTTATAGACACGGAAAAATGACAAAGGAATTATCTTCCTATTCATGGCTTGGTGGACTGTCTTCTTCTCTATCTACTGTTGAACTTGGAGATTTGCAAAGTCTTCCGCATTTTACGTTCTATGAAAATGAACAGAATATTGGTAAACTGGCAGTCAATAAGTTTAGAAAATTAACACGTGGCATACAAAACTTTACTGAATGGCGTGAACAGTTGTTGCGTTATGCTTCATTCTTGCAATTGAAAGAGGAACTTTCAAAGTCGCCAAATGGATTACCAAAAGATTATGGTGCATCTATTCCAACTGAAATAAAGTCAATCAAATCAATTGATGGGCGCGCATATAAACTTTCTAATGATGCACTTGGCGCATACAATGATGTTACGCCAATGGCACAAGGAATGAGCAAAACAATTTATCCGTTCTTTAGGTTTAAGGAAGTCAATATGAAACGCTTCTTTAGACTTGCTAAAAATATTTTTTATAATGATCCGTCAATTGTTCAGTCAGCAGGACAAGACGCTGTTAATAAGTTTGCCAAAGGTGTTAAAACATCAGCGTATGCTACAATGAAAATTGGCAAGATTGCGCTTGGATATGGTGCATTTAATCTTGCCCTTGCTTTGTGGAATAGTGTTGTAGCACCAGATGAAGAAGATGAATTGCCAGAAGATATTAAAAATAAACCGCACATCGTGTTCCCTCGTTGGGCAACAGGTGGTGAAATATTCTATTATAGCGATTTATCTTCATTCTATCAATTGTTTAGTGATATTGGATTTGATGGTATTGGTGATGTTTATAGTGATTTGAAAGAAATTATCAATGGCAAGATGACTCTTGGTGACAAGGTTGTTGAAATTGCAACTGAAACTGCATCAAACTTTATGAGCGGAATGGCACCATTTTATCGTCCTGCTATGGAAGCAATTGTCGGAAAATCAATTTATCCTGACATTAGCAAGCCATCAACCGTCCGTGATCCATGGGAGCATTTATTTAAATCCATCGGTCTTGAATATGAATATCGTGTAGTTGCAGGTAAACCATTGCCAAATGGTTCATATATTGAATCTTTTAAGAAAGCATTTGCCTATACCGTTGTTCCAGGAGAGGCGGCAATGTGGGATGTTTACGATATGAAAGATCGATATTATGAATCAATCAATAAAAAAGTATCGTCTGGATTTTTAAAAGATGATAAGGCAATGGCAATTTATAATTATAAACTTGCACTAAAAGCAAATGATACAAAAGCGGCAGAGCGTTATCTTAAAGAGTATGCAATTCGTGGTGGTACAAAAGCAACATATAAAAAGTCAATGGATGCACTTGACCCTACTTATGGGATGTCTTCTGCTGATAAAAAGAAGTTTCTTGATGGAATGTCAGAAGATGAAAAGACAATTTATAATCGTGCCGTTGAGTATTATAAATCATTGCAGGAAATGGGTGAACCAACTGGTTTACCGTTAAAATGACTTTGCCAATATGGTACAATTAGTATGTATTAAAACGACAGGGAGAACGGCACAATGGACGTAACACAGATTGGTCAAATGGCAACAGAGTATGGTATTGGCATGGCAATGTTTCTTGGATTACTCATATGGGTATTCAAAAAACAATCAAGGTTGGATGATGCTTCACACAAACGAGAAGAAGACCATCACAAATACATAGACGCATTAAAAGATGAAATATACGCTATTGCTTGTAAAAACCATACCATTGTGCGTACTATCTATGATGATGTTGATATGTTGCATGATAAGATGACTGGACTTTCAACCGAAGTGGAAAAGGTTCGTGTTGGCGTAGACGATATCCAAAAGAGTGTGCATCATATACAAAATACAATGGTGATTAAGAGTGCAAAGCAAAGCGAAGATGATGAATAGCATTTGACAAAGCACTTTAATTGGAATATGATAATAAGAAAAACAAAGGAGATTGTATAATGGAAAAGACTATTACATCACAGCCTAAGTGGAAGTCGAAGTATTTCTGGCTTGCTATTGCATCATTGGTGTCGTTTGTGCTTGGTAACTATGGGTTGTATGAAGCAATTGGATTTACAAATGAGTCGTTTCAGAAGTTTCTTGATTTGATTTTTGTCGCACTAACGGCATTGGGAATTTGGAACGACAGCGGCAACGCAACGGAGTTTTAATGAATGAAGACTGCACAAGAACTTATTTCTTGGTGCGAGTCTAAATTAGGGTGCGGATATGTCTTTGGATGTAATGGGTATGTATTAACCGAAGCGTTGTTAAAAACATTTGCTTCAAGATATCCAAAACAATATACCGCATCTTATATTGAACGGACTCGCAAATGGCTCGGAAAAGAATCTTATGACTGTTCTGGACTGATTGATGTATTCTTGGGCATTGACTATTCAGCGGCAGGATATTATTCACGCTCCACTAAAAAGGGCAAGATTGTTTCGTATAGTGATATGCCCAACGTTCCGGGCTTGCTTGTGTTCCGCATGGACGCATCAGGACACGTTTACCACATTGGCGTACACATTGGCAATAACGTTGTTATTGATGCACGTGGTGTTGATTACGGCGTTGTAAAGCGTGAACGCACATCTATTTGGACACATTGGGGATATTGCAATCTAATTGATTATGGTAATGAGGTAACTAATACTATGCTGTTGAAGATTGGTTCAAAAGGCGATGACGTTAAACTGTTGCAGGAGCATCTAAACAAGATTGGCGGTTATGGACTTGTTGCTGATGGAATTTTCGGAAGTAAAACGGAATCAGCCGTAAAAGATTTTCAGTCAAAGAGCGGACTGATTGCAGATGGTATTGTCGGTGACAAGACATGGGCAGAGATTATTGAACAAGTAACTCCTGCACCGGAACCAGAGCCTGATTACAAGGCGTTGTTTCTTGCTGAATCGGCTAAGGTTGATTCTTTGAAAACAGAAGTTGCAACATTGACTGGTATCAATGACGCATACTACAAAAAACTAACAGAAGTCGGCAGAGCATTTGATGTATTGGAAAACATCAGCATAGAGTTCTAATACGCATTATACGCATAAGCAAAGAGAGTGGAATCAACCACTCTCTTTTTCTATGATTCCAGATATTCTTCAAATACATTTGCTATTGTTTCAATCATGGTATCTGTGCTAATCAAGTCACAGCCCTTGTTGTTGTAATACGGACACCCCTTGCATGAAGTACGTTCATCACACATATCCTTCATCTTGCGCCACTCAACAATCAGTTTCATCGCATTGGTTACTTTGTCAGTCATCTTTGCTCACCACAATATTTACGACTTCTTCATTGTTCGGAATAAATATTTTGTTGTTTTTGTCAGACAAAATAAGTGTATTGATATATTTTGAAAGAAATCCGTCAATTGCCTTGTAAACATCTTTAATAACATCATCTTCAAATTCAAAGTGGTAATACTGATACTGACCACTTTTATACATGATAGTTATGGTGTACGTATGTTCACGCTTCAACTCTTTAATTTCTTTTGAATGTTTCTCTTGTTCCTTATCCAGTTTATTTTGCAACTTTTCAATTTCACTAATATAAATACTTTTGTATGGTTCGATACCTTGTGATGGCATTTCAATGTATTTAGGTTCGTCTTTCCAGACAGCAATTACAATAAGTGCAACAATACATGAACTCACAGCTCCAACAATAAAACTAATCCAATTCATAGCTTTCCTCCCCAATTCATCAAGTATATTTCGGTTCTTTGGCCTGTTTTTGTTCGGATAAATGCCGATTTTGCAACACCATACACTTGTACTTTATTGCGTTTGCTGATGATATGGCTCTTTTCCAATCCATCCATGACAGCCGCTATGCAATCGCCAATGTTCTTATTGTAATCACTACTCACATAAAACAATATAACCAAGTATAGATTAAGATTCCTTAAAGGTCCATCTTCTTTGAATTGAAATAATTTACTGTTCGATTTGCAAAACTTATTGATGAATTGAGTGTAATCCCCCGATGGACGATACCGTACCACACTACTTGTATCCATATACGGAATAACCTTTTCACTTTTTGGAACCACTTCGCCATCAAGAATGATTGTTCCAACCACATCATCCTTAATCTTGTCATATACATCCATCATTCTCCTTGAATAGTAATGAAAGTTCATGGTTTCCTGTATATAATCAGCATACTCTTTACTGTCGCATTGTGCAAGTATCTCACCATCTTTGCTTGTCACAACATGAAACGGTGTCAAAGTCGGTGGCATATTGCCATCACTATAATACTTTGTTTCAGCCTTGACTGGCATATACAACAAGTCATTAGCGGTTAATCGATCAAGTATCTTTGGCATCGTCTTCATCACACGCTTTCATTTCAATCAACCGATCAAGATAGAACTTCGCTTTACGTAAATCCTGTAATCCATTCTTTAACGGATATCGCACAAGATACTGTAAGATGCTCATAACATATCCCCATTCAAACGCATTAAACTGTTTGCTCAATGCAAGCCCATCAAGAAAATCAAGCAATTCAATGCCACCATATGTGTAGTGTTCTGGATGATTAACCAAATCGTGCTTTCTCCTAAACGCATCCGGTTCCATCGCATCAGAATTTACTCCAAAATCATCAATATCATCTTTGTTTTTATCATCGTAAACTTTATCCAAATCTTCCCAAAACTTTTCAAGTTTCAATCTTTGTTCTTCTTCGCTATCAAGAGCATTTTTAATTGCTTTTTCCCATGTCTTTTCCATTGCCCAGGGGTCTTTTGTGCCAGTATTCTTGACTAAATCTTCCTGACGTTTCTTTTCAATATCATCCATTTGCTTGGGATTCCTTTCATAATCATAAACAATATGATTCTTATCGATTACAATAAACTTCTTTTCATCTTTCATTAAATCAGAAAACATATTCTTCGTACTCCGGAAATTTTGATTCATATTTAATGTTAAATTCATCTGCAATAATTTCTGCTTCTGGATTTCCTTTTTCTAATGAAACGTGTAGACAGTCCATATGAAACCATGTATCAAATTCGCAACTAAAAAACATTTCTCCATCATCAGTATAACAAAACCAACATCCACCATCAATTGGCGATTTACTTCCCATCACTTCGCTTCCTCCAACAACCATTCAATTTCATTTTTGATTGCATCATCATAATCATGCCATGTTCCAGTATGATTACAATAATAACATTCTTCATAACCGTCTTCGTCTGAACGCCAATCTCCATTTGTAAACACTTCAGCCATCTTTTCAATTGTCATTGACTTAATCAGCATTTGATAATTATTCATGCGTCCACTCCCTTAATATGATTGTCACACTTGGTTCGTTTGCCCAACGCTTAAACGCCAACAGCCGTACAATCTGTGTGTCATCTTTAATCAAGTAATTGTTAAGTGAATCTGCCACGGCCTTTACCACGTTGTCCACGTCCGGAGATTTAACAGGTGGTATCACATTGTCTTCATACAACGGACGTTGTTTCTTAGGTGTTGCATCTGGTATCTTGTGCTGTATGCAAACCGTCAGTTCAAGTGGACACTCAATCAGTTCTGGAAACTCGCCATATGCATCAAGAAACGCATTGCGAATCTTACGCTCATACTCGACAGTACGTTTAGGCGTATAGGCATGAGCATATCCACCACGACTTGTCACTCTCGGTCTACCTTTTCCAACAATATCACCATGAACAGTCCACACATAACCGTTCGTCATCTCCACACCTGACTTTCCACTACTTGCATTTCTTCTTTCTCGCCATGCTCGTAATAGTCATACCTTTTTGCGCTTTGTCTATAACTGTCATATGGATTGTTGCGACATTGTTTGCATGGCGTTTGATTTCGCTTATGATAACCATTGGCACAGTAGATGCACTTATTGTTCATCATGTTTCAATAATCTCCTTAATATCTTTTATTGCCTGTATGTACCCACGCTCATATTCTCTAAAATCAGACCATAACCTTTCGTTTTCCAATACGTTCTCAATCAGTTCAAATATTTCCATCCATGTGTTTTCTTGGTCTTTTGGTATTTGCAACGGATTGGGTATCTTTATTCTGCACATCTTTGCCATCCTCCAACAATGCAATCAGTTCTTCTTTAATAGTGTCAATCTGATCCAACGCTTCTGCGATTGTCGGTTCACGCCAATGTTCACCAAGTGCAATCTCAATTGCTTTAAACTCTCTGCCTTCTCCGTAGTCACCGCTGTCAACCCATTCAATATCGTGCATGGCCTTTGCAACAAGTAACAGATGTCTGCCAAACGCATTATGAAGTGGGCTTTTCTTTCTTGACAATGCTAATGCCATGTCTTCTACGTGTCTATAAGCATAATTATAACTGCCACCACTCATTTGTTTTCCCTCCGCAAACATTCATGACTTAAATAACCATACCAAAACTGTTCTTTCTCATATGACTCACTACACGTTCTCACTCTGCGAATCATGTCACCATCATCAATCCATGCCCACTTTGTGCCATCAACAACATCCGGCATTACCGGCACCTGATACGGTTCAAACGGACTCGATGCACCACTCTTTGTCCTGCGCCATATAATTTCTTTACCGCAATACTTGCACGTTGATTTATCCATTGCCATCTACAAGGCGTTTTAAGCCATTTCCCCTTTCAATAATGAGTTTATATTACTTCCATATGGCAAGTGCTTCTCCAAGGCTCTCCATGAGTCTCCGTGGCACAATTTCATTGACAAGTTTCAGATATTCAGAATAACTGCTTGCGTTATATATTGCTTTTCGTGCAAGTCGTTGCGTTAATCCGTTTACCGCTTGTTCGAGCGTTCCATAAAACTTTGTGTTCAGTTTGATGCGACAATTCTTTTTGTCGACCTTGCCATCCCACTCATAAACTATAATGCAATTATCGTCTGCGTCAATCCAAATATTATCAATAAAATTAAATCCGTCTTTCATACAATCTGCTCCTCACCGAATATCAAATCCCACGTGCTATACATTTCCTTTGCGCCACCACCAAATCCAATCTTGGTTGGCAGTCCGTTTCTTTTGCGCCAATTAAAAGCCGCTTTGCGTTTCATGCCAACCTTGTTTGCAATATATGTATCGTCACAACCAAACAAGTACATACGATACATCATTTCCTCACGATCTTTCCTTGTTTGTTTTTCGTGTGTTCTTGGTGTACGTTCTTCGCCGAACAATAACATCTCAATGCTTTGTACGCTACAACCGTTCAATTCAGCCAATACCGTTACTTTGTCTTCCACGTCAGACATATTCCTGTACCGAAACTTTAACTCATGTTCACTCATATATGGTTTCATTTCTTTTTCTCCAATAACATCATTATTACTGCTGTTTGTGTAGCAGTTTGTCTATTGCGTCATCACATATAGTTATTATTGTACAATGTCCAGTTGATGTTCGTTCGTAAGATGCTTTAACCGCAATTGTTTTGCCGTCTACCATGAATACACAATCCATATCATCACCTCTTTTTATCAAGTTACCGTCAAGTTACCGTCAAGTTAGAATTGCGCACGATTGTCTGCTAATCTTTTAATGTAAAACACACAAAGTTATCACAATGAAAGCCGCCCCAAGCAACCGTTCTTTCGTTTGATGCTTTGCAAACGCCCTCTCCCGCAAAACGATTTTTCAAACCCTCTATGTCTCGGTATTGATCTAAATAATTTTGACAAAAGTCGCAAATTGATCCCGTACTTTTACATTCATCTGAACAAAACCTTGCCATCACTCCACCAACTTTCGTCCGCAGTTCGGGCAATAGTTCGCTTCGATCATGCTCACTCCACCAAGTTCAACCCTTATTGGCATCACCCCATGCGTTGATACGGTCAAGCAACACAGCTAACATGGAATTTGTCGGGCAATCTCGGCATCGATTAGTTTGACGGCAATACAAATGGCTTCACCTAATTCGCTTGTTTCATCTGGTGAATGTTTTTCAAGCGTTTGTTTGGCTTCTTCAATCGTCATCTCGCACCTCCTGTAATGGACAGTCATCAGGTTTTTTCTCATAGAAGTGACAACTTCCAATGTTGCGACCAGATATTTTACAAATTGTTCCTGAACCAATTATCACTTCCCATTTGTGGCAATCCGAACACATTACAATTGGCTTTGCTACATCAAAATATCGCCACTCCGCGTGTTTGAAAAAATATTCGTACCGCATAAACTATCCCCTCGTTACCAATCCGCCTCTATTACTTATTACGCTTAGTCCATAGCATATCAATAAAATTCAATAATGCGTTACCGTCAACTTCGTTTATGCGCTTATCTGCAATCCATTGCATGACCATGTTTCTTGCTTCTACATATTCAATCACATAATCACCACCTAATATAATTGTATCACAAATTATGGCTTGTGATATTACAGTTGTGTTACAGTTTTAGAATAAATCTATTTGTTCTTTTTGCAATTTCAGTACGTCCTCAATCTTTGGCTGTGCCATGAAGTCTTGTAGCCGTTGCATCGATGCTTTGAAATAATCTGGGTCTAACTCAAACCCGACCGCATCAAATCCCATGTCGTAACAGGCAATCAATGACGATGCTGAACCAACGTGCGTGTCGAGAATCTTGTCGTTTGGTTTTGCGTAGTTGGTTAAGAGCCATTTGTATAGAGCGACAGGCTTTTGGGTGGGGTGGATGCGCTTGTCGCCCTTGGTTCCTTGCGGCGCGTATTCGAATATTTTTGAAGTTGTGCCGATACCCTCTGAAATGTAGGCCAATTCAGCCATCGACATAGTGAAAACGTCTGATATGGTCAATTTCTTCCAGATTACAAATCCCTTGTAGTTCGGCAGATTAAAATTATTCGCCCCCCATATGATCTGGTTTTTCGACACGCGAAACAATTCCGTAAAATAGGCATCGTCCGGCTTGTCGCCAAACACTTCTATTTTCCCGTTGCGCCGCATGTCCTTAGTTGGTTGGTTTTCTGACGCATTGCGGTACGGCGGATCGACAATGGCAAGGTCAAAGTACTTGTCGGGATATCGTGCCATGCCGACCATGCAATCTTCGTTTGTGTATGTAATCATGTTCATTTCTCCTTATTGCGTTACAGTTTTACCCATCCATACTGTGCAATGCAACTTCCCTCTAATGGCACGAACCGCTTGCTCTTTGGTTCAAAGTTAAACTTCAATGCACCAGTCACACCGTACTCACGATTTTTACTGACCGTAATAATTGCATCACAATTGTGAGCGGCACGTTCCTTATCGTTTGTCTTGCGTACTTGCATAACATTTGTGGCAAGGTTTGTAATTTCGCCTAGTCCTGCAACGGATTCATTAATATCCATATCTTCATATCCGCCCTTGCGTGGATGCGCCACCAATACAACGTGAACAGAATTTTCTCTTGCAAAATTAAGAAGTTCAGATGCAAAGTTTGCTTGCGCTCTTAATGAGTCCTTGTCTGTTTCAATGTCGTACTGTGCAGTCATCAAGTTATCAACAATAAACAAGTCACATCCATAATACTGTCGTGCCTTAACAAACGCCCTCATAATTGTATTGCGTTCTGATGATTTTACTTTTGTATTATCGTACAGAACCATCTGATCGCCCAACCATTCACGGATTTTCTTTTCCGCATCAAGCTGAACCATCCAACGTGTTGCACCAAACTGATCAATCTTTGATTCCATATGCCTTGCTCCTGCGGCTTGACTGAACAACCATGATTGAAAGCGTCCTGCCGACAGTTCGCCCGAATAGAAACAAATCTTATGTCCTGCATCAATAGCATTGAGCGACATCTGTCCGAGCCAAGAGCTTTTGCCCTCCCCTCTTTTCCCGGTCAATACGGTTAATGCGCCATCAGATAATCCACCAATCAAGGCATCGAGAGAACCGAATCCAGTTGCAACCGTTACGCCATGAAACTGACTCTTGTATTCAGATATAACAATTACTTCTTCGGGTTTAACAGGATCAACAATATACGGTACATACTGCGAAAGCATATCGTCAGCTTCACAGAACTCACGGAATGATTTAATGTCAAGTCCACCACGTTTGCAAGATGAGCATCCCCATTTACCATCGCCAGTAAACATCATTACTTCCTGCTCACCACATATAGGACAAGTATCTAATATATATTTAATGCCAACCCATTTACCGTTACCAAACTTTTGTGCAAATACAGGTGCTTCCACTTAATCGACCTCACTTTTCATACATAATTTTTCCATGATCCCAATCGTGTATCCAACGGTCATATGCCATCTTATAACATTGAGGACACAGAGATGCAATCATGTGCAGTTCTTTACCGTATGATTTCTGGTATGCCTCCATCTGTTCCTTTGGTGTTGGCATATCCTTTGCAAAAAACACTTTTGGCTTGCGCTCACGCATCGTCAACAAAAACAATGCCCTGTTCGTGATCCACTTTTTACTGTTGCTCCACTCTTTAGGCAAGTAAACCTTAAACGCATCATAATCATTCGTCAAGCCCCATCATCTCCTTGTAAAACGGATTTGAATTTGATTCAACAAACTGATATCTTGTTGTCGGCGGCGTCTTATCACCGAATTGTTTAGCTTCGCTGTTCTGACGATCATTCGACTGTAACTCATAGAAAGTGTCATAGGATTTCAA